GGTACTCGTTCTCGCCGCGGCGCGCCCAGCTATAGGTGAGCCTCGGCCTGAACTCGTCGGGGATGCCAAGCTCCTTGGCCCTGGCCGCGATCTCCTCGTTGCACTTCTTAGCCGCGTCGGCGGCTGCCTGGGCCGCAGCGGTCCACACCTCGTCGGTGTCGAAGGTGTGCAGCGCGCTGACCTGGCGCTCGAACTCCGCCAGCATCGCCGCCGAGCGCTGCTCGGCCGCCGTCTTGGCGACCTTCTCGCGCTGCTTGATCAGGCGCACCAGATCGTCGCGCTCGGCCTTGGTCATCCGGTCAGCCACGGTGGGCCTCCTCGCCGCTGCGCTCCAACGCCCTCTCGGCATAGTCGTGGAAGACCCTGATCGCCTTCTCGATCTCGGCGTCGGAGTACCAGCCGCCGAGCACCAACTTCAGGCTGTCTTCGGTGGCCAGCGCAGCCAGGGTCTGCGCCTCGTCCAGCCTGATCCAGGACACCGCTCGCCGCATGCCGGCGAGCACCGCCTCCTGACTCTCGAACGTCGCCAGCACATGGATGTCGCTCATCCCCAGTACCTCACCCGTTTGACCGCCGCGTCCATCTTCACGGCGAACGCCGGGTCGAGGTAGGCGCTCTCGCCCTCGACCTTCAGCGGCGCCAGCCAAGGCTCCTTCGGCGCGTTCTTCATCGCCTGCGCGTGCTCGGCCTGGATGCCGAGGCCGATCACATGGCGCAGGTACTCGGTGCGCGGCCGAGAGCCGCGAGCCAGTTCGATCACCTCGAACACGTTGTCGAAGACCTTGGCGGTGACTGCCCTCATGGCGACGGCACATGCGGCGGCTTGGCGGCGCGCTCGGCCTTGATCTCCTCGCTAAGCAGCTCCAGCACCCGTTGACCGCTATGCCAGCCCTCCTCCGCCAACCGCTGGCGCGCGCGCTCCACGATCCGCTCCAGCGTCGCCAGGGTGGTCAGGTCGCTCATGGCGGCGCTGCCTCCGAGTCGCCGCCTTCCCGAACGACCTGGGCGCGTTCGCCGGCCTTGGCTTTGGCGAGGTCGCGCTGCGCGGCGCTCTGGAACCTCGGCCCTTTGGCAAGGTTCGCCTGGCGAACTTCTTCCGCCCGGTCTTGCAGGTCAGGAACGTCCGACCAGTCCTTGTCGGTGAAGCCGAACACCTTGGTGTTCGCCTGCGACGGCACCGGCGCGAAGCGGATGACCTCCAGAGGCTGGCCCTGCGAATAGGCGGTCCAGGCGCGCGCTACAGCGCCGAACGTCGGCACCGAAACCGACCCGCCTACGTATTCGTGCCGGGAGCGCAGATTCTCCATGAAGCGGCGCAGGGTGTAACGAGCGTCACCCTTATAGAGGCCCTCTCCGTAATAGATGCCCTCAAGGAACTTGTGGGCCTCGTCGGTGAGCTGAGCGCTCTCGGTCGCAAGGCCGATGATCGCCGTCACCGGGGCGCGCGGGAACAGGATGTGAGGATGCTTCTCGATCCAGGCCGCGGCGTCGAGGACGAACTTCGTATGCTGCTCGATGAACTTCATCAAAGTGGGCTTCGACGGGGTGTAGGTGATGTTCACCTTGGCCGCGTAGTTCCACATGATGCGGGCGGCGCCGCCGATGTGGGCGCTGTTCTTGTAGCCCTTGAGCGCCAGCACGTCCTGCAGGCTGCGGCCCCGGCCGCTATCCAGGGTTTCCATCGCCCGCGAGGCCACGCCTCGAACCACCAAGAAAGCGACAGTTCTGCCTGAGATAACAACGGCATGCAGTCGGTGCTGGCCATCCAGCAGTTGGCCCGCTTCGTTGAAGATCAGCGGCTGGCCGTTGTTGTCCCAGCGGTCGCCTCGCATGTCGTCCGCGTAGCGCGTGACGGTGCTGGTGCTCAGCTTCCGATTGGGGATCGCCCGCTCCAGGTATTCCTTCGCCTGGGCGGGCGAAACTAGTTCAATCTGTGAGTGCATGGCCGGTTCTCCTCTATCGGTTTAGCTCGGTAGCCGCCCGGCCAGGACGGCACGCTCGATATCGGTGAGGTCCCAGGCGGCGCAGACGATCCAGAGGTCGCCGCGGCCGACCTGGCGGAGAAGCAGAGGGTCACGGGGCACGACCCTCGTCCACTCCGCCTCCCAAAGGACATGATAGTTGGCGAGCGCGCCCAGCGGGTTACCCTGGCGCGGCTTCGGGCGCAGATGGATCGGCACCAGCGGGACCTGGGCGGCATAGTGACGGTTGCGCAGGCGGGAGTCGGGGAAGCTGCCGGCGGGGATGTCGACGTAGGTGCGCCAATTGCGGTCCTTGGCCCACGCCGAGGTCGCGAACCGGGCGCCGCCATCGCTCTTGAGATAGAGGTGGCACTGCTCGATGAGGCGGCCCTGGTCGTCGGCAGCGCGGCAGATCGCCAGCTTCGGCAGACCGTCTTCGCCGAGGCCGGCGCTGGCGATGCTGGCGACGGCGCGGATCAGCACCTTGCCTTTCGCGACGGCGTCGTACGCGCGCATGATCTCAACGTCGACGGGGGTGCTGTAATGCTGGTGCTCCTTGTACTTGCGGAACAGCTCGCGCGCCTCCTCGCGGTCAACGGTGATCTGCTCGGTATCCATCAGGTGTCTCCTTCGTCGTCGTGTTCTGCGAACCAGTCCTCGACGGCGTCCTGGATGCGCTGGGCCAACTCGCGCCGCATCTCGTCGAGTCTCTCCAGGGCGTAGCCACTCGACGGCGTCATCCGCCGCCGAGGATCGTCGAGGAAGTGCTCGGCGAGGTCTTCGCAGGCCGGGTCCCAGCCCTTCACAGCCACGTCTCCACGATGTGCGGCTTGTCGCCTTCCATGCGGTCCATACGGACCAGGCCCCGCTCGGCGAGGTGCTCGCGCAGCGCGTCGAGGTCGTGGGCCAGCACGATGTCGCCGGTGGGGTCGACGCCCATGAAGAGGCGCGCGACGAAGTGGTTCGGCCAGTCCCGGGGACGGTCGTAGACCACCCAGATCGGCAGGCCTGGGGGTGGCTCAGTGGACACCTGTCACCTCCGTGGGCGTGCTGGGTTCGGGCCTCGCGGGCTCAGCTTCGATCAGGGCGCGGACGTGCTCCAGCGTCGTCACGATGGCCTGCATGGCGGCGATCTCGCGCTGGGCGTCGCTGAGCTTCATGCGCTCCTTGCGCACCCAGCCCGGGTAGACCCGCTGGCGCAGCGCCAGTTCGCGCTTGGCGCACCTGATCTGCTCGGTGATCGGGGTCACGCCGCCACCTCCTTCTTCTTGCGGCGCGGGCGTGGCGGCCCGTCCACCAGCGCCCACCACTTGCCGGGATGGTTCGACTCGACGACGGCGAAGTGCTGCCGGTCTTGGTAGAACCCGCGCGCCTTGATGCGCTCCACCACTGCGTGGGTGAAGTGACCGTTCGACCGGCTGGCGCTCACCCAGGCGATGCCGCTGTCGTCCTCTTGGATCAGCCCGCCCTTGAGCAGCAGGTTGACGAGCTGACGGTGTCCGGTCGGCAGCCGCGTGCGTTTGGGCATGGGTCACGCGACCTCCTCGGGCAGCAGCGTCAGCGCGCGCAGCATCATCTCGCCCAGGGCGGCCACCGCCTCCTCGCCGTCGGCCGCGGCGGCCTCTCGGAGCGCCGGCAGGCCGGTGCGGATCGAGTCCAGCGCCTCGGCCCGCGTCGCCGGCTGGCCCTCGCGCCACCAGGTGACGCGGTGCACGGGCCCCAGGTCGAACAGCGTGCCCGGGGCGCCGTGCAGCGGGTTGAACGGCTTCGACGCCACCAGGCTCTCCCAGATCACCGAGACGCCGGGGTTGCGGTCGAGCGGGATGCCGGCCGCCTCGCGGCGCTCCTCGGGCAAGTTCTTCTCGTTGCGCTGGGCGCGCGGCTTGCTGAGGAACGGGCACGCCTGCACGGCGTAGCGGGCGCACTGCGGGTGGCAGGGCGGCTCCGAGGTGATCCGGTTGACCGCGCACATCGGGCCGATGACGCTGGCCTTGATGCGCCCCAGCGGGGCGCCGCAGACCCAGCAGCGGTGCTCCTTGATCGCCTTGTAGAACTTGCGGCCATCGACCAGCCGGTGATCCGGCTTGTCGCCGTCCGGCCCGCAGTCCACGAACCAGGGGACCAGGAAGCCGCGCCTGTCGACCGCCAGGCGGCTGACCTCGGGCGGGCGCGGGATGTCGCGGATGGCCGAGTTCAGCAGGGTCACCGCAGCCACTCCGCGATCAGATGCAGCGGCCTAAGCAGTGTGGCCAGGAAGGTCAGGCGGCCGGGCGTGGCGCTCTTGCTGGCGGCAATCACCGCCTCGACGGCGACGAAGCGGACGGCGGGCATCAGCCTTCCTCACCCGGCTCGCGCTCGCCACCGCTCGAAGGCTTGCCCGGCGCCGCAGTGCGGGCAGCGCTCCTCTGGGGGTGCTCACCCGAAGTAGCGCCGGAGGTAGCCGGCGAACCAGCGGCCGTTCCAGGCTCGGAGGCAGTCTCCGCAGCTCCGATGAAGGCCCGGCCGGCGGCAGGGTCGAAACCTGCCGGTGCAGGAGGGCGGTCCTCAAGCTCCATCGCTTCTGGCGCGCCGATTGGCGCTTCCGGGTGTTCTTGGTTCCACTGCTGGCGCCCGGCCTCGACCGCTTCAGGCGTGACCGACTTGCGAAGCTTCGCTTTCAGGCCCTCGTTGCCCTTCGCCGGCTCCAGCGCTGGCGCCGGCGCGCCCTCGGGCGGCTTGGCCGGCTGGAACCAGTCGCCTGGGACCGACATGCCGTCGTCGAGGCTCTTCCAGGTCTTGCGGAGCTGCACGATCTGGGCGGGGCGGATGGTGTCGATGCGCCGCTGGATGCGGACCTCGATCTGCTCTTTGGTCACCCCGAACTTCTCGAACGCGGTGACCAGCTTGCCGACCGCCTCGGGTGAGGTGTCGGCCTTGTCCAGCATGGTCTGCTCGCACTGCTCGACCGCCGTCTCGGCGATGTCCCCGGGAATGATCGCCAGGATGCAGGCACGCATGCGCCGGGCGGCCTGGTTGGCGGCGGCCTCGTAGATGTCGCGGTCGTCCTCCAGCCGGTACGACCCCGAACGGGTCGAGCGCTCGTGCACCATCTGGAAAGACCGCTCGTCGGTGACGTTCGTCTCCAGATCAGTGCAGTAGGTCGAGACAGTGCTGCGGCCCGGTTGGACGCGGCCGGTGACCGGGTCCTTCACGGGCCCGCGGCGCTCGACCTCGCGCCAGCCGAACTTCAGGTTCCCCCAGTTCTGGGCGAGCACCTCGGCCAGGCGGATCGACGGCCCGGTGATCTCGGTGCCGCCGCGCGAGTAGCTGTAGAGCGCCGTCTGGGCCAGCGTCGGCCGGGTGCAGGCCTGGATGATCCGGTCCATCGACCGGCGCTCGTCGCGCGGCATGCGGTGGGCCATGATGATGTGCGCCTGCACTTCGGCGATCTCGCGCGCGGCGGCGATCTCGACGTTGGCCGAGCGCTCCTGGGGCGCGGCCGGCGCGCCGAACGGGCTGGCGACGACGCTGGTGGCGCCCTCCACCAACCGGCCAGTTTCTTCGGATAGGGACATCAGACTTCCTCCGAGACTTTGAGTAGGAAGCGCCGCGACGGCTCCTTGGCCTCCACGCTGTAGGCCTTGCGGCCATGATCGAGCTTCCAAGTCGCCAGCAGCTCGCCCTGCGGGTGGACGAGGTTCAGGCCGTTGTCACCGAGCGCCTGCATGATGGTCAGCTTGGCGGCCTCCTCGGCCTCGTCGAGTTCGCGCCGCAGCCGCTTGCCTTGCCGCAGGATTTCGACGGCGCGCAGCTCGGCGTCGCCGGCCACAATCCAGCCAGCGGCGTCGAAGCGGCCCCAGCGCTTCACCGCGTCTTCCAGGGTCTTCGGCGCCGGCGGCACGCCCTGTGTGACGCTCTCCCAGAACGCCGCCTCGCCCTCGATCAGGGTCTGCTCGATCTCGATGTCGCGGCGCACCTGGTAGATGCGGAAATCCGAGCCGCCGATCAGCACCGCCACGTCGCAGACCTCGGCCGCGGTGGTCGCCAACATGTGGTGGCATTGCACGAGGTACGGCACCGGGATTTCGTCCGTCTCGGGTTCGCCCCAGCCCTGCGGCATGCGCGCCGACTTCACCTCAAGGATGCGACGCCCGTCCGCGCCGACCTCGCCGTCCAGGTGCGCGAACTGCCAGGGGCGCGCCGGGTGGCGGATCATGTCCGTGCGGTAGCGGACCTCGAACCCGGTGCGGCGGGCATACTCGCGTCGGACGATGTCCTCCAGCAGCTTGCCCCAGAGCATCGGCTCGGACTGCGCCTGCGGCGGCGCCAGCCCGGTCTTCTCTTCCCAGAGGTTGAACGGCGAGCGCCACGGCGACAGGCCGAGCGCGGCCGGCGCGTCGGACCCGCCGATCCCGGTGCGCCGCTCTTCAGGCGTTCCGGCGTTCCCAAGTTGTTCTGGGGCGTCGTCCACTCAAGGCCTCACGTTCCCGGCCGCCATCGTCTGGACGGTCTTCAGGCCATCGCGCAGTAATTTCTTAGTGTCCGCCGGGCCGAGCCGTGAATAGGCGATAGCGACGAGAGTGCTGAGATTGCCTCTCAGGAGCTGATCAGCGGCACTTTGGCCAAACTCCTCGTGAACATCTTTGGTGGTCTTGATCAGCAGCTCGCCGGTGAGGCTTTCGACGTGCGCGGCATCCATAAGCGGGCCCCCCCTTAAGGGACATTGACTGCCAGGCCCACCGCTCTTGACACGCAAGGTAATTCTTGCGCACGGGATGTCAACGTCAAACGCAGCCTGCGAGCACGGCTCGTCCACAGGAGCGGAAACTCAAAATGAGTAGGGGGTGGTCAGAGCGACCGGAACGCCCCGACGACGCGCCCCAGGATGTCGGCCTTGGGCGCGCAGCGGTCGTAGCGGCAGAGGTGCGCGCCGGGCCGCCGCGGGCTGCTGGCGTCATAGGCGAGGAACACGCCGGGTTCGGCGCCGGGCGCCCTGCGCTCAAGATCGACAACGACGCGCTCGCCGACGTGGATGAACGGGGCGACGCGGTCCGCCGACTCGAACACCACCATCATGTGATTGTGTTTGATCGGGAGATTGAACAGGCTCGACGGCAGCGACCATTCCCGCCCGGTCTTGATGTCGCGCAGGTTGGCGAGCGCGGGGGTGATCAGGCCAACGTTGATCTCGGGGATGGTGACCGACAGATCGGCGGCCCGCGGCGGCTCGCCGCGTCCGTGCGTGAACCATTCGGGCGACGCGCCGAACACCTCGGCCAGGCGGTCGATTACCTTGGGTCGAGGGGTGATCTTGTCCTGCTCGTATTGGCTGACCGCCGCCCGCGTCTTGGCGAGCATCACGCCGAGCTGCGCTTGGCTCATGTTGTAGTTGATCCGTACAGCCTCAATCCGGCTGCCCACCGTGGCCTTCTTCTTCGCGGTCATCGGGCAGGCCTAACTTGACGATGGCTGTAAGTAGGCTGACAGTGTCTGGGGGCGCAGGCAGAAACCATGGCGAAGCGCGTAAGCACCCCTCCTGAAGAAGCCGTCGAGGCGCTGCGGCTCGTGAAAGCGTCTCTCGCGAAGAAGAAGCTCAGCTTCTCCGATGTGGCGAAAAGCCTGGGCATCACACGCCAAGCGGTTTCCGGCTGGCATGCGATCCCTGCCGAGTGGGTCAAGAAGATAGCTGAACTCACCGACATCCCACCTCACGAGCTGCGTCCAGACCTGTACGACGCGCCACCTCCCCCAAGGCGGCGGCGCGCAGTCTCGGCTTGACGCCATGTGAATGCGCCTGACTTGCCCTGTGTGTCAAGCCGCGCTTGTCAGGCCTGGCCCTTGGAAGGAAATGGACACGACCGATGGCGCTCAGTTGTGTGCTAGGTATTGATCCCGGCGCTAAGGGTGCTATCGCAATACTCAGCAGCACAGGCGAATTGCTTGAGGTTTTCGACATGCCTGTCACTGAGGAGGCCAACGGGCGCCGGGCGACGAACGCTCCGTTGCTTGCGTCGATAATTGCGAAGTCGGGGGCCGGCCGCGTTTATTGTGAGTTCGTTGCTGCGCGGCCGACCGACGCCAAGGTCGCTGCTTTTGCCTTCGGTCGAGCGCGGGGGGTCATCGAAGGGATCGCTGGCGCCTTCGATCTTCCCCTTGTGTTCCTCATCCCCCAAACGTGGAAGCGATTCGCAGGCGTCCCGCCCGGCAAGGTGCACAAGGATGTGGCACGCACCCGGGCCATCGCCCGCTGGCCGGCGCACGCCGAGCTGTTCGCACTGAAGGGACACGTCGACCGCGCCGAGGCCGCCTTCATTGGCGCGGCCGGCCTGCACCGCGCCGGAGTCGCCGGGGTGACGCCATGCTGACCCAGACCCAGACCCAGATGCGCGCCACAGACTGGCGACCGCTGCAGCGGGGCTCGCTACAGGGCTTCGTCACCCTGCATCTGCCGAGCGGGCTGGTGATCCGCGATTGCACGCTGCATCAGTCCGGCGAGAAGCGGTGGGTCGGGTTGCCCGGCAAACCCCAGATCGACGCCAGCGGCGCCACCCGCCGCAACGACAGCGGCAAGGTGCTCTACACGCCGGTCATCGACATCGTGCCGTCCGCTCGCGAGCGCTTTCAGACCGAGGCGCTGCGCGCGGTCGACTGCCTCATCCACTGACCGGGGGCGGTCGTGATCACCGCCGCTCAGCGCGCGGTCTACAGAAAGATGTTGCTCGACGCCGGCTTTGCCCCGGTGCCGCTCAACGGCAAACGCCCGGTCCTCGACGATTGGCCGAGCCTGCTCGCCACCGGCGCCGACATCGAGCGCTGGGGGCGCGAGCGCGGCAGCGCCCAGAACACCGGCTACCTGACGCGGTGGACGCCGACTCTCGACATCGACATCGTCAGCCCCGAGGGCGCCGAGGCGGTCGAGAGCCTGGTGAAGGACCGTTACGGCGATGCTGGTGCGCTTCTGGTCCGCATAGGGCGGGCGCCCAAGCGCGCCATCCCGTTCACGACCGACCGGCCGTTCGCGAAGATCGTCGTCAGCCTCACCGCCCCGAACGGACACGAGGAGCGGCTCGAGTTTTTGGCCGACGGCCAGCAGTGCGTCGCCGACGGCGACCACCCCGACACCCACCAGCCTTACCGCTGGATCGGCGGCGCACCCGGCAAGGTCAAGCGCGACGAGCTGCCCACCATCGACGAGCGGGCGGCCCAGGAACTGGTCAACGACGCCGCCGAGCTGCTAATCGCCGAGCACGGTTATCGGCGGGCGGCCCCTCCCCCTGCCCCGCGGCCGAACGGCGCGTTGGTGTCCGATGCCGGGGCCTGGGGGTTCATCAGCAACGCCATCGACCACGACGCCCTGGTGCGCGGCGCCATGTCGTTGCTGCAGGCCGGCATGCACGACGCTGCCGCGGTGAACTTCCTGCGCGCCGCGGTGAGCGGCCTCGCCGATGTCGACGAGGACCGCCGGCAGCGGCGGCTCGACGAGATACCGGCCATGGTCCGCAGCGCCAGGACGAAGCTGGGCGACGAGCCGCTAGAAATCGGGGAGCGGGCCCCGGCGTCCGAGGTGGGCGACGACCTTGAGGTGGTCACCCTGCCGCCGCGGGAGATCAAGGCGATACCCCCGCGCCAGTGGGCCTATGGCCGCTTCCTGCAGTTCGGCAGCGCCGCGGTGCTGGGCGCGCCCGACGGGCTCGGCAAGGGCTTCGTGACGACGGCCATGGCGCTCTCGATGGTGTTTGGGGTGGCGCTGCTGGGCGAGCGCGTGTGGAAGACCGGGCCGGTCTGCATCATCACCTACGAGGACGACCGCGAAGAGTGGGAGCGCCGCATCGCCGCCGCCTGCCTCTGGTACAGGCTCGACTTCGCCCAGGCGATGCGGAACATCCACTTCATCCGCCACGCGACCGAGCTGCCGGTGGTGTTCGCGCAGCGCGACGACAGCGGCCGGGTGGTGTTCCCCGACAGCGTCGCCATCGTGCGCGAGGTCCGCGCCTACCAGGCGGTGCTGCTCGTCGTCGATCCGTTCAACGCCGCTCACGCCCTCGACGACGGCAACTCGAACGTGCTCATCGCCCGCGTCGCCCAGGAGGTCACCCGCATCGCCCACGCGACCCACGCGGCGGCCTTGGTGCTGCACCATCTGCGCAAGGGCTCGACCGGCGAGGTGGACGACCTGATGGGCGCCACGAGCCTGCGGGCCACCTTCCGCAATGCCCGCATCCTGGTGCGGATGACCGGCCAACAGGCGCAAGACCTGGGCATCCGCCCCGACCAAGCGTTCCGCTACTTCCGCATCGCCGGCTCCAAGGAGAACTACGCGCCGCCGCCCGAGAAGACGCACTGGTTCAAGCTGGAGAGCCAGCAGCTCGGCAACGACACCGACGACTACCCCGACGGCGACGACTTGGCGGTGGCCACCGTCTGGGCCCCGCCGTCGCCGTTCCAGGGCGTCAGCCTGCCGACGCTGGACCGGGTGTTCGCCCGGCTGCGGGCCGGCATCGAGGGCGGCAGGGGCTGGTGCTATTCGGCCGAAACCCGCGCCAAGTACTGGGCCGGCGCCGTGCTCATGGACGAGGGCAAGATCAGCAAGACCCAGGCCAAGAGCGCCCTTGACACCTGGGTCGCGAGCGGCGTCATCCGCTCGGAGGACTACTGGACGCCGTCGAACAGCCAGTCGACCCGGATCGTGCTCGACGAGGTCAAGATCGCCGCCATCCTGGCGCCGCTGCAGATGCCGGCGCTCGACCCGGATTAAACTTGACACCGTGTAAAGTTGCGCCTGCATTGGGGGCATGCTCGACGTGCCCCTGACCCACGTCTACGTGCCGCAGAACGACGGCAGCACGCGGCTGCAGCGGCTCGACGCGCTGACCATCGTAGAGGCCCGCGCGGTGATCGTCGCGCTGGTCGAGCGGGTCGAGAAGGCCGAGGACGAGGCCGCCGCCATGCGGCTGCTGGCCACCAACACCAAGACCTCGTCGAAGCGCGCCAAGTACGCGACTAACCGCACGAGGCGCTGATGCGCAACGACGACGAGCCAGACCTGTTCGCGGCGCTTGCGGCCCGGGACGAGGCGTTGGAGCGGGTGCTGGAGAACAGCGGCCCCTGGCGGCACGAGGCGCTGGCGGCGGTCGGCGCGCTGCCGCCCGGCTGGACCGGGACCGGCGAGGACATCCGCCGCGCTACGACCGGCGCGGGGCTGCCGGCGCCCCACCACCACAACGCCTGGGGCGGGATCACCAACGCCGCCAAGCGGGCGGGGCTGATCGAGCCCCTGCACGTCTGGCGACCGATGACCGGCGAGCGCTCGCACGCCCGGCAGACCCAAGTCTGGAAGCGCGTCTGATGGCCGCCAAGCACATCACCCATCTGCTGCACGCCTGGCCGCCAGGCGCCAGGCAGGACGACCACGCCAGCGTCGTCGTGCACGTCCGCGGCGGTCGGCGGCTGCAGCACGAGATTGACGAGCTGAAGGCCTCTGGGCTCAGCAAGGTGCTGGTGGTGCCGGTGGGCGCCGGCAACGACGCGGAGTGGTGGGCGTGATCACCCTCCGCAACGAGCCCTGCGACTGCCCCGAGGGCGTCTGCGCGTCGTTCGTCGAGCCGGCCAGCGAGTGCATCAACCGGCTGACCGGCGAGGTGGTGACGCGCCACTGCGAGGTCTGCGATCCTGGCGGCTCGGGCGCGACTTGGCATCAGGACGGGCGCTGCCTGCGCTGCGTGCATCTGGCGCTCAGCGCCGGCCGCGCAGCAGCATCCACAGCAGCAGCACCACCGCCGCCACCGCCACCGCGTCGATGAAGAGCGCCACGTCGAATGACATCACCCCCTCCGGTAGCGGCCTAGCGTGACCATATGGCGGCGCTGCGCCTCATCCCGCCGACCTCGACGCCGTGGTCGCGGGCCGAGCGCGAGACGATGCTGCTGCGCACCAAGACCATGGACGAAATACGCGACGCGGCGACGTGGCTCGGTGTCACCTTCGCCGAGGCCTACGCCGAGCGCCGCGAGGTATGGGCGCGGCGCTACTACTTCCTGCGCTGACAACCTGTCGCACTTAAAGCGTATCTTTTCTGCTTGCCACCATCTGCCAAAAGCGTATGTTGGCGAGGTCATCACCGGCACGGGAAAGGACCCAATGAGCCGCTTCACCACCACTCGCGCCCGCCCGCACACCACCACGCACTGGTTCACCGTCACCGGGCGCGGCGTCTTCCCTATCGACATGCTGCGTTCCGACATGGCCTGGCCGGCGACCAGCGAGGACGCCGAGAAGATCGTCGGTCACGACTTTGGCTATGCGTTCGGTCCCGGATCGACGACGCCGAGCGAGCATCGCTCGATCCGCATGGGCTGCGCCCAGCACGACGGGCCGACCATCGGCCGCTGGGCGTCGTTCGGCTGGACGGTGGGCGATCCCGACAAGGGCGAGATCGACTGATGTTTGAACTCACCTTCTGGGGTGGCACCGCCATCCGCCACCGTCGCCTCCACAAGACCTATGAGGCGGCTGAGGACACGGCGCTGCGTATCCTCGCGCAGATGGACGAGCGCGGCGAGGCCCGCGCCGCTCACCCTGCGATCATCACAGGCCCCGGCTGCGGTCGCGACGGTCGCACCATTCCCTAGACTGCAAGGAGACCGGCAACGCGCTGAACGCGCCCAAGGCGGGAGGGGGAAACCCCGGCCCGCCTGAAGGCGTGGGGGCCGCTCTGGCCCCGCACCGGGGAAAGGACCCGACACCTATGGGATATCTCGTGAAGACCGCTATCGGCGCCGGCGGAAGCTGGATACGCGACAACTCGCTCGACATGGCGATCAAAGCGCTGCAGCGCCTCGTCCGCGCTGATTGGGGCAGCCTCTACGATCTGAGCGGCGCGGAAATCGAGGTCGAAATCTACGACGTGGGCGACCGCAGCGTGCACTTCGACCGCCGCAAGGGGGTGACCGACAGCGACACCGACGAAGCGGTCGAGTGCCAGGAGGTCCGCAAGGTCACCCTGCCCAAGACCAAGATCAAGAAGCCTCACCGCCGCTGACAACATGACGCAGGCCAAAAGCGTATTTGGGGCTTGCCTCACCATACGCTTTTGGCCTACTGTCTGCTCATCAACAACGGGAGCTGACATGCAGCGCTTCGACATCATCCACCTGACTCGCGTCGGCGGCGAACTGGGCCGAGAGCGGGTCACCATCCACGAAGAGGTCGAACCTGGCGCCTTCCTGGCCGACAAGCTGATCGCGATGGTTCGCTTCGTCGGCCACCTGGAGCCGGGCGACACCTTCACCATCGAGGAGGTCGCCTAATGGCCGACACCTATACCCTGACGATCACCCATCAGGAGGCCAACGTGCTGATGCGCGCCGTGGCCGCCTACAACGATCAGCTCGCCCACGGGGGGGCCCCCAAGAGGAAAGGCAAGGAACAGGTCGCGCTCGACGCCCAGGTCGGCACCTGGGTCGTGCAGCGCATCTTGCGGCTGATCTCAGAGCGGGCGGTCAACCGCCTAAAGCAGGAGGGCCTGTGACCTACGTGCACACCATGATCGACGGCCGGCTGCGCGATGTTGTCCGCGAGGACGCCATCCGCATCGGGACTGACGGCAGCCGGCGGCTGTTCTGCCCGACCAGCGACACCACGAAGTGGGTGGATACCTGGGAAGCGGCGAAAGCCGCCGGCATGGAGGTCTGCTGGAACGAGGACCAGACCGAAATCGAGCTGCGCCTGCCGGCGCCCTACAAGTTCAGCATCCAGTTTCAACGCGGGGAAAGGACCCCATGAGCATCACCTACACCACCGACACCGCGCAGCGGACGTTCTTGCTGAACAACGGGCGCTTTGGCGACCTCTGGGTCGGCGTCGTCATCCGCGAAGACGCGCGGGGCCGCACCCCGGTCTGGACCTCCAACGGCTACCTCGACAAGAAGGCCGCCCGCTTCCAGGCGACGCTGCGCAAGGCCGAGTGCGCCAAGTACCTCAAGGCCACCGGCCGCGACTGGCGCGACGACCAGGACAAGCTGCGCGACGAAGACAGGGCCGCGAAGAAGGCCCGCGTCGAGGCCCGCAAGCGGCTGAACGAGGCCGCCCCGGCGTTGCTGGCGGCGCTGGAGGCAGTGCTGCCGGTGCTGCGCCTCGACGCCACCCAGGAGGCCCGCGCGAACCAGCGGATGCGGGTGACCGGCAACAGCGCGCTGCAGTCGAACGCGGCCATGGAGCGGCTCGCTGCCGCCGAGGCCGCCGTCGCTGCGGCCAAGGAACCTGACAACCTGTCGCAGACTTAAAGCGTATTTCCGGCTTGCGCCCATGCACTAAAAGTGTATGGTGCGCAGGTCATCTTTTGAACGGGAAAGGACCCGAGGCCATGGGCGCCTACGTCTACTGCAACAAGCCGAGCCATATCGCCACCGCTGTCGTCGAGGACGACGACGGCTGCCAGTTGACGCTGGACGTGGCGCTCTTCCGCTACGCCTACAAGCCGGTGGGCCGCGGCGCCTGGGACTACACCGCCGACGCCGAGAACTCGCGGCTGCGGGTTGCGTCAGGCGCTCTCGCCTGTCTCGGCGCCTGGCGCCGCGCCGCCCGGTCGATGCCGATCCTGGGCACGTTCTTCGACGCCGGCACCCTGACCGTCTACGCGGCCGGCCGCACCGATGCCAACGCCTGCTTCGACACCCGCAACCAATGCGAGGTGCTCGACGACGACGCGGCCGAGCGCGGCGCCAAGTGTCGCGTGGTGCGCTGGGTGAAGCTGCCCAAGGGCGTCACCGAGGGCCCGATGCCGGCCCCCGTCCGCGAGGTGTTCTTCTGATGGCCACCATCATCACGCATGGCGCGAACACTTGGCGCGTCGAGCACGAGGGCGAGGCCTACCTCGTCTCGCGCACCCGCGGCGTCGACTCGAACGATCAGCCGCGCGGCTGGGTCTGGAAGGTCCGCATCTGGCGCGGGACAGCGCGGGGGCCCCGCGGCTTCCAGCGCCAGCACTGGCACACGCTGCCGGCCTACGGGCCGCGGGCGGACAGCGTCGCCAAGATCGTTAACCGCATGCTGCAGGAGGTCCGCGCATGAGCCCCAAGGACTACCGAGCCGCTCTGGCCGCGCTGGGCATCACCCAGGCGCGGCTGAGCCGCATTCTGGAATCGAACAAAGCCACCACCAACCGCTGGTCGACCGGGTTCCGCCCGGTGCCCAGGTCCATTGAGCTGTTGCTGCAGGCGTGGAGGGCCCACCCGGAGTTGATCCCGGAAGCGCCCGACAACTTGTCGCAGTGAAAAGACGCTTTAAGTGCATCTTTCCGCTTGCGTGGGGTGCACTTAAAGCGTACTTAGACGGTGTCAACACGGAGACACCGACATGAAGACCGACGAGCTGTTCCAGACCATCACCGACCGCATCATCGCTCAGATGGAAGCCGGCGTGCGTCCCTGGGCCAAGCCCTGGTCGGACTGCAGCGTCGGCGCCGACTACAGCCTGCCGCACAACCTGTCGGGCCGCCCCTACCGCGGCGCGAACATGTTCTGGCTGGCGATGGCGCAGAGCGCCCGCGGCTACGACAGCCCGGTGTGGATGACCTTTAACCAGGCGAAGGCGGCCGGCGGCTCGGTGAAGAAGGGCGAGCGCGGCACCCCGGTGTTCTTCTGGAAGTTCGACGAGAAGATCGACCCGAAGACCAACAAGAAGACGAAGACGGTGTGGGCCAAGGGCTACACGGTGTTCAACCTCGCTCAGGTCGAGGGCGTGAAGGTCCCCAAGCGCCGCGAGCGCACGGCGGCCGAGCGCCACGCCGAGGCCGAGGCGCTGATGGACGCCACCGGCGCCAAGATCAGCTACGGCGGCAACCGCGCCTGCTTCATCCCGGCGCTGGACATGGTGCAGCTCCCGGTGCGCGAGGCCTTCAAGGCCCCGGATTTCTTCTACGCCACCGCGTTCCACGAGATTGGCCACTGGACCGGCCACGAATCGCGGCTCGACCGGCAGTTCGGCAAGCGCTTTGGCGATCAGGCCTACGCCTTCGAGGAACTGGTCGCCGAGCTGACCGCAGCCTTCGTCACCGGCCACCTGGGCCTCGCCAACCCCGAGCGCGAGGACCACGCCGCCTACCTGCAGAACTGGCTCGACGTGCTGAAGGACGACCCCAAGGCGTTCATCACCGCCGCCGGCAAGGCCCAGGCCGCCGCCGACTACATCCTGAAGGCCGCCGAGGCGGTCGAGGCGGAGGAAGACCTGGCACTGGCCGCCTGACAACGTGTCGCATGCTTAAAGTGCATTCCCTCTTGCAGGGGATGCACTTAAAGCGTACACAGGTCTGGCAACGGACGACCTAGGGAAAGGACCCTGACCCAATGAGCTACTGGACGTTTTCGCTTTGCGTCGAGGTGTCGGAGCCTCGCGAGGTCCACGAAGCGGCGATGCGCCGCGCAGTGGCTGACGGCATGTCGCGGCGCGACGCCTACAGCCTGCTCGGCACGAAGCGCCAGCCGGACATGGCGGCTTGCCTGCAGATGCTGTTCGATCCGGGCGTGAGCCCTGACGGCTGCAAGATCATCTCGGGCGACGCCCAGCGCGACGACGATTGACCCCCGCAACCCCCTCTAGGGAAAGCACCCCATGATTTCCTACCGAGACTTCCCCCAGGTGTCCGAGCGCGACACCCAACGCGCCAACGAATTGGCGCTGCCGTTCGCCACCGCGGCGGCTTCGATCTACCTGCGCCAACTGGCCGAGAAGCTGTGGAACGCCCAGGCGTTCGGCGAAGAGCGCGACGCCCGCCACAACGTCGCCGGCGCCCTGTTGCTGGCCGCCGACGCCCTGGTGTCGAGCGACAAGGCCTGGGAGGCCGCCCGCGCCACCGAGTATGGCAAGGCGCGCCGCGACCACTACCGCCTGCGCCAAGGCGCCTGACCCCTTCAACCCCCTCCTGGGAAAGCACCCACCATGACCACCGCCCCGGCCGCCGCCCTCGACGGCTCCTACTTCGTCCACGTCGAGGGCAGGCTCTACGACGCGAGCTACCGCGACGGTGCGCTGACCTACGTCAGCATCACCTACAAGACCGAGCCCGGCTTTCGCCGCAACAGCGGCATGCGGAAGACGCGGCGCGTCTGGGCCAACAACTGGTATCACACCCTGGCGCCGACCGGCCGCGCCGCGCAGATCGACGCGATGGTGCGCGACCCCGCAGCGGCCAAGAAGGCCGGGGCCCGGGTCGAGAGCCCCGAACAGCGCGCGGCCTACTGGCGGAGCATCGACGACCGGCGGGCCGTCGAAGCCAGGATGGCCATGCGCGCCGCCAAGCTGGCCGAGGCCGCCCCGGCCATGCTGGCGGCGCTGAAGGCGGTGCTGGCCGACGCCCAGGTCCAGCATCTGGATAGCGGCGTCGTTGACATGGCCCTGGCCGCCGTCGAGGCCGCCACCAAGGCCTGACAACGTGTCGCATCTGGGGTGGGCCTAAAGTGTACTTTCCGCTTGCGGACGATACGCTTTAGGCCTATTCCTCAGTGACACCACGGAGATACGACATGGCACTGACGATCAACACCGAGATGACCGACCTGGGCGTGAAGCCGGGCTACTACGCCGGCCGGCCGCTGGCCGAGGTGATCGAAGCGCACGCCATGGCCACGCGCTGCGCGGCCGACGCCGCGGAGATGCTGACCACCAACGACGGCTTCGTGCTCGACCTCGACGCTTGGCGCTGCGCGCTCCTGATGCAGCGCGTCGCCGCCGCCGAGCTGACCATCCGCGGCTGCAGCGTCGGCTACAACGCCGAGGGCAGCGCCCTGGTCACCGAGCCGCAGGACGGCGCTTACCCGGTCACCTCGACCGATCCGACCAAGGGCCGCCGCCTCTATCGCGTCTACCTGCGCGGCATGACCTCGACCGACGTGCTGGTCGAGGCGACCAGCGAGAAGGAGGCCCGCAAGGCCGCCTACCGCGCCGCCAACGAAGACAGCTTCGACTGGGGCGGCGTCGAGGTCGATACCTCCAGCACCGAGGCCGAGGAACTGGACGAGCGCGACGAGCTGTCCGACGACGAGCGCGCCCGGGTGATCGAGGTGGGGCGCTGATGGCCAGCCCCCGCCAGGGCGCGCTGAAGCGCGACCCCTACGCGAAGGCGGTGCGTGACCCCAAGGGGCCGTGCCGGCCGCGTTCGATCCCCTCCCGCAAGCGCTACCAGCGTCGCCCCAAGCACAAGGGCGTGGGCTGACAGTTTGCCGCAGCCCTGATGCGCTTAAAGTGCATTTTCCCCTTGTGGACTATGCACCTTAAGCGTATACCAGGGGCTCACCACGGAGCTACCTGAGATGACCACGAAGACCTTCCCCGCCGCCGAAGTCGACGCCCTCGCTGGCCGCCTGCACCAAGCCGCTTACGACCGCCGCGGCGACCGCTACGCGACGCCCGAGGAACTGGCGATGATCCTGGCGGACCCGATGGGCTGGGAAGAGATGATCCGCCCCGAGCTGCGCGCGGCGCTCGGCCTCAGCGACCAGTTCGGCAGCCCCGTGCGGAAGCGCTCGGGCGGCGAGGAAGTGATCAGCTATCACAACGTCTGGGACGAGTTCGACGACGAGCCGGCCGAGGTCGAAGAGCCGGCGGCGCTCGGCCCGGTGCAGGCGCAGCTCGAACGCTGCCTTGGCGAGCTGAACACGCTCTTTTGCATGGCGCGCGACGCCGGCACCGTCGGCAATGCCGGCGTGCCGCTGATGAACGACGCCGACCGCGCCAAGCGCATTCTCGACCTCTGGGGCGTGTACGACGACCTCACCGGCGCGCCCGTGCGCTGGCAGACTGTGCGCGACCGCTGACCAACCGGGGCGCTGAGCCCACCACCACCACCGGGGAAAGGACCCACAAATGGACGTTCAGAGCATCAGCTTCCAGAAAGACCTCGCCGTCTACCGGCTGTTCGGCGCGGTGCGCGCCATGGTCGGCATGATGCCCGGCCGGATGACGGCCGAGGACCGCATCGCCGGCATCGAGGCGGCGCTGGCCGACTGCGAGCGCGAGCGCGCCGTGCTCGACCTGCAGCGCGAAGCGGCGGAAGCCCGCTTCCACGCCGAGAACGACGTGCGCGGGATGTTCGTCTGAGGTCAGCCCGCCATGCGCTAAAAGTGTATCTTCTGCTTGCGGACGATACGCTTTTGGTGCATAAGAGGGGCTCACCACGGAGCTTTTCTGATATGACCGCCTTCAACGCCGCCACCGCCTTCGACGACCTGGAAGACGCTGCCGCCTGGGCCGACGCCCCGTCCGAGAACATCGTGCCGTTCGGCACGCGCGTCGGCGCCGAAGACCTCACCGCGATGCCCGCCGGCCCGCAGTTCAAGGAGCGCTGCGCCAAGTGCGGCGGCTCGGGCCGCTGGGGCTACCGCGGCGACCGCCAGTGCTTCGCCTGCCAGGGCGCAGGCTTCCGGGTGTTCCGCACCAGCGGCCAGGATCGCGCCCGTGGACGCGCCGCTGCGCAGACCCAGGCGGCCAAGCGTCGCGTCGATCTGGGCGCGGCGGCCGAGGCGTGGCACGCCGCCAACCCCGCCGAGTCGGCCTGGATGCGCTCGCGCGCCCCGCGCTTCGACTTCGCCGCTTCGATGGTCGAGGCCGTCGCGCGCTACGGCGCGCTGACCGCCGGCCAGATGGCCGCGGTGCAAAAGCTGGCGGCCCGCGACGCCGAGCGCGACGCGGAACGTGCGGCGGAGCGGATCGAGCGCGAGGCGGCTGCGCCCGCGGTGACGGTGGCGCGCCTCGTCGAGGCGTTCGACACGGCGCGCAGCTCGGGCCTGAAGCGCCTGCGGCTGCGGCTGGCGGGCTTCGTGTTCAGCCCGGCCCCCGACCACGGCCGCAACGCCGGGGCCATCTACGTGAAGGCCGGCGACACCTACCTGGGCAAGATCGCCGAGGGCCGGTTCCAGCGCGTGTTCGCCTGCACGGCGGCCGACGAGGCGCTGGTGGTCGAGGCCTGCGCCGACCCGGAAGCGGCGGCGGTGGCCTACGGCATGCGCACCGGCTCGTGCTCGTGCTGCGGCAAAGAGCTGACCAACGCCGAGAGCATCGCGCGCGGCATCGGCCCGATCTGCGCCGGCAAGTGGGGCTGGTGAAAACCAGCCCTTCGACCTTCGATCTTTGACCCTGGGGAAAGGACCCACGCAATGCCGATGAACCTGCGCCATGAGCCGACCGACCTGGAGCTGATCCATTATTGGGATCATCCGGTGTTCCAGGCGATCAAGCACCGGCTCAGCCTCGACCGGCACAAGGCCGAGGTCGAGCCGTTCACGCCCGACCAGATCGACGCGGCCATCGGCGAGCGCGCCGACTTCGTGGGCCACGATATC